CCCCCGCTAGTAACACGGGGGGACTTGCAGCAACAGCAAATGCTTGCAGCGAAGCTTATGAGCATTTTGTTGTTGTCAAAGGTAAATTGGTTGAAGTTCTTTTAAAACGCGGTTCTTCTCGTGCTGCTTTTATTGACACGCTGACTATCGTTTTTCCTGAAAGTGTTTTCGTTCGTCCTGACCAGTTGGGAACGGATGAAGAAATTGCCGGTAACGCCTCTGCTGTGATTGCTGAAATTTTCGGTTTCGGTCTGCTTAAGCAAAATTCAGGTGGTCGAAACGGCTATAAAGTTTCCTATCACATGGGTACTGACGTTGAAAACTATGGTTTTTTCGCCATGGGCGGTGCTAGGCAAAATGAAACAGTTTGTCTTTTTCTCACCGGTGTTGGCCTTACTGCTGCTCTTTCAGGTTGGGAAAACCGTTTATATAACTACCTGCAAGATTATGCTCCAACTGCAAAGATTACCCGCGTGGATTTAGCGCATGATTTTTTAAACGGCGAATACACGCCTAATCAGGCTCTCTCTGATTGGGAAAACGGTGGTTACACAAGTCGTTATACAAAACCTATCGCCGAATGCGTTGGTGGCGACTGGCTCGAATATCGTGGAACTGGCAAAACCCTGTATATAGGTTCTCGCAAAAATTCAAGCCGTTTCGTGCGTATTTATGAAAAAGGCAAACAGCTTGGCGATTCTGAAAGCCCTTGGGTTCGTGTTGAACTTGAGTTGCACAATCGGGACATTATTATTCCCCATGATGTTTTGATTAACGCTGGTCAATTTCTAACAGGTGCATTCCCTGCTTTTGAAAATCTTTTTTTTTCGTACTCCGAAACTCCTGCCAAGGCGGAAAGAGTAAAAAAGCAAAAAGATGTATCTGCTGAACATTGCATTAAATACGGCTCTATTCAAGTTTCTGGCGTTGTGAATTTGCTTGAGCGTATGGGCTTATCTGATTCTGCTATTGTTGAAACTTTGAAAAACGGCAAAACCGATATGCCGAAAAGATTAAATCCTGCTGCGTTTGATTACGCAACAGAATCGCTAACTTACATTCACGAAGTTCATCGCGTTCCTCGTGATATTCATTCCGTCTTTGATTCTACCTTTGGTGCAGATTCTGCTCGTAAGCATAGAAGCTATGACGAATACTTAGCCGATGTTCAGAAAAGAAAATTGAATGAACAATTTGGCAAGCCTGAACGTTTCGACAATGAAGATGCCTATTTGGCATACATGTGGCGTAAACATTCTACTCCTGACTTTATTTTAAACCCTATGAAAGGTAAGCAATGAAAGCAATTCTGCGAAAAGTGGCGTTTAACAAGGGTAAAACTGACAACGGTATCGAATACGACTACACACGTCTTTTTATCGAGCGTCCAATCTCGGCCGATTCTCAAAATGAATTTGGCCACGATTTGATTCAATGTGAATTTGGCAATGCTGAAAAAGTGAAGGAAATTCAGCATTTGCGCGGTCGTCTTCCTGTTGAAGTCGAAGTTGATTTGGTGCCCGAAATTAAAGGCAAAAAAGTTATTCAGGTAGTGCATTCTCTGCGCGTTTTGGACAAAGAGCCGTCCCCTGCTTCATCTGCCAAAGCCTGATTAATCGGTATGCAGTCCGACTAAAACGGCAATCCATTTCGTTTTATTTATTAATTTAAAGGTGAAAATTATGCAAAAACAAACGTTTTTGAGCAAACACGGCCAAAAAGTGGCTATTTTGGGTGCTGTTGTGGGTGCTTCTGCTCCTGCTATGGCTGTTGAAATTGATGCGTCTGCAATCACTACTGCCATCAATGGTATCGTGCCAGTTATTACCTCAACTGGCATGGCCTTGCTGTCTGTTTATGTTGTTATTAAGGCGTTCGGCTTGGTAACTGGCTTCCTTGCTCGCGGTCGCTAAGGTGTAATCATGGGGTATAGAGTAGGAACTCAATGTATCGAAAGCAAAGAAATTGCATTTGACTATGTTCTTTCTTCTGTATCTCCTGTCATTACCCCAGATGGCGCGATTTTAAAACCTGAAAAAATTGGTAATTCATGGTTTTTGAATGGTGATGAAATCGCGCTGTCTCTCCCAGAATGTTCTTTTGTTGGTCAGATTCAAGATGGCGCATTATTTGCTGCTCCCTTTTTAATGTTATTTGCAATTATGTTTTCTTTTAAAGTAGTTGCAGCATTAATTAACGGTTCAAGGATTTCAGATGGTAGTTGATTTTCCTTTTCTGATTGGCTTTTTTGCCGTTTTATCTGTTCTTTATCTTTTTTTTTGGTAGGTAGATATGCAAAAAATCAAATATTTGGCGGTCGCTTTGTTGACCGCTTTTTCTTTACCATCATATGCAAAATTGATGGTAGTTACAAACGAAACTTTTGCAAAATATGCTCCCCTTTTTGAAACTGTTAAAGGTAGTAATTCCGATGGGTCTGAATATGAAGTTACTACATATTTTTGTGTTTTAAAAACCTGTTATGCAGATGTTAAAAAAACAAAAAATTCTACTGTTGTAGATATTAAAGATTTGCCTCCATCGTCATCATATACCAAAGAGCATTTGGAAGAAGCTAATGATTTGGGCATATCTCCTCAAGAATTGGATAATCTTAAAAAGGAAGAAGAACAGATTGCGAAAATTCTAGACGATATTGCCCGCAAACGCCGTGAACAAGAAGTCAATGATAATGGTGGCGGTGGTTCTGGTGGCACTGGCGGTGGCGGTGGTACTGGTGGTTCTGGTGGCTCTGGTACTGGTACTGGCGGTGGTAGCGGTACTGGCGGTGGTTCTCGTAAATTACCAGATGATTTGAAAGGTGTTTCATCCTATTTTATTCATGGTAGTAGTCAGTCAAATATTAAACCCTATAATTATCCTCGTACTACTGGTTTCACTGATAATAAATGTTCTGGAACGTATAACGGTATATCGTCTGAAAGAGTTATGAGTTTGACTGGCCATTCCGTTCCTGATACGCATGAAGGTTCTCGCATGGTTTATTCAGTTTATTGTGATTCTCTATCTCCTTCCCGTGTTTCTGGCATGAAGAATGATATGGGCTGTGATCATGGTTTTTCTGCTCTTGCAAATGGGGGGTCCGGTTCTTTTTCTGTTGTCTGTACTGTCAAGCCTGAACCTAAGCCTGAATTGCCGTCTGTTTCTTCTGTTACTAATTCCGATTTTGTTAATTCCGTTCTATCAAATATTGCCAATACTCTAAACGACATTCGCAATAAGTTAAATTCTACTGGTTTTTCAACTGGTGGCGGTTCTTCTGGTGGCGGTTCCAAAGCCACTTCCGGCACCGGCGGAAATTCGTCGGATGCGAATAGCTCGGCGGATTCCGCCGGTGCCGGTGGTGGCTCTGGTTCTGCTACTGGTGGTACTGGTGGTAATGCTGGTGGCGGTGGTACTGGCGGTAATTCTGGTGGTGGTACTGGTGGTACTGGTAATGGCGGTGGTAATGGTAATGGTGACGGCGATAAAAATGATGATTCCGGTGGTGACGGCGGTTTTGGTGAACCTGATGTACCTGATTGGGGTTCTTTGAATTCTGACGGCGATTTCGGTTCTTTTTCTCCCGCTTCTGTTTTTCCTACTGGTGGGCAATGTCCGCAATCAGTTATGTTGGATTTTGCGCAATTCGGTACTCATGAGCTTAGCTATGAGCCTATATGTGATTTTGCTTCCAAATTAAGACCTGTTTTTATTTCCTTGGCATATTTTTTTGCTTCGCTAATGATTTTTAAAACTGTTAACTCTATGAGAGGTTAATTATGCCTGCTTTAGCTGCTATTGCAGGGGCTTTTATTGCTGCTCTTAAGGCATTTCTCCCTGCTCTTGTTCCTTGGCTTTTGTCAATGTTTTTCAAGCTTGCTTTGGGACTTGGTGTTACCTTTGTTTCCTATAAATTGCTTGGCGTTGCCGTTCAAGAAGTCTTGGATAGATTCGCTGATAGCTATTTTTCTATTCCTACTGAGATTCAGGATATTTTAGGTCTTGCCGGTATTCCTGAAGCATTAAATATTATTCTGGGCGGTTTTTCTTTCTCATTTGGTATATGGGCTTCTTACCGCTCTTTGAAATTCATTAATAAATAGGGGGTTTTATGATTACATTAATTACTGGCGTTCCCGGTTCTGGAAAGACATTATTTGCTGTTTCTGATTTGGCAAAAAAGGTTAATAAAGAATGGGCAAACAGAAAAATTTTCACTCATGGAATACCTGATTTAGTTATTCCTACTGAGCCTATTCCTGAGGGTTATACTATTGACCAGATGCATATTTGGCTTCAGTTGCCTGAAAACCAAGGTTCTGTTGTCATTGTTGACGAAGCGCAAAATTTATTTCCCCCTCGTAGTGCTGGTTCAAAAGCTCTTGATATTGTGGAATGGCTTCATGTTCATCGCCATTCTGGCATTGATTTAATTTTAATTACACAAATGCCCACACGTATTGATAAGCATGTCCGTGATTTGGTTGGTGCGCATTACCATATCCATAAAACGCCATTGGGTGTGAGAATGAAATATTATTGGGACTATTGCGAAAATAATCCAAAATCCGGAATGAAAAACGCGCGTCCTGAAGTCTATAAGTTTGATAAAAAAGCCTTTAAGCTTTATCGTTCTGCTGAAATTCATACCAAAGTATCTACGCCTAAATCTCGTGTTCTTTGGGTTCTACCTTTATTTATTTGTTTATTCGCACTTTTCGGCTACTTGAGCTATAAGTCACTTTCTTCTTTTTCTAGTGATGATGATGTTTCTGCTGCTTCTGCTCCTGTTGATATTTCGGCGTCTGATATAAATTCTGCCGTTTCTAAGCGTTCGGATGATTTTGTCAAAAAGAATGCTTCTCAACTTGGTAACGGTGTTAATCAGCAAAGAAGTTTAGCAGAATCTTATTTTCAGCCTACTGTTCAGGGTAGAGTCGAATCTAAGCCAATTTATGATAACGTTCGAAAAGTTCAGGATTTTGAATACCCTGTTGCTTGTATTTCTGGTGGTAATTCTGGCTGTTCGTGCTATTCGTCTCAAGGTACTGCTATCAAGGAAATTGATAAAAAAACCTGTAATGAATACGTCAAAAACGGCTTGCCTTTTAACCCGTATAAAGAAAGAAGCCGTGAAGTCGCTAAGCCTGTTCAGTATGATTTACCTCAATCTGAGGTACTCGTTATGGGTGGTTAATCGCCTCAAAATCTAATGTATGATGGTTATGTAGATTCGCGCCCTAATATGCAGTCTGGTGCCGTCGTTAATTAGGAATTGGTGTTTTCGGTGTCAAGGGGAAGGTTTGTAAAGATTTGGCGTGCTTTTTGCCAAATCTTTATGAATGCCCCTTGATACCGAAAATACCAAGAAACACGCTTCGGCATGGTGGGCAGGGTGGTTTTATCTCCCTGCCCACCTGCCACGTGGCGAACGTCGCCGAAGGCAAACAGCCTTAAATTTTCCATAAATCGAACATTATGCGAAGTAGCAAAAGCTACTTGCGCCGCCATCCGTTGCGGTAGCCGCCCGTGGTCGCCGCTATGCTCATCCTCGCACCGATGGTTTTAACCAGCGCATCATAATAGACACGCTTGACGGCTTCCTGTTCGTGGTGCTTGGCTGCCGGATAAGCCAGCGCGGCCAGGATTTCCAGCGGTTCGATTTGCAGCGCTGCCGCAATTTCCAAACACTCGGCAAACGACAGCTTCAGACGGCCGCGCCGGATTTGGCTGATGCGGCTCGGGCTGGTCTGCCACTTGGCGGCAAGCCTGTAATCGGAGCGTATGCTAAGCATCGATTTGTACATGTCCAACCACTGGCTTTGAGATTGCATAATAAAAATAACCGCTTACGTAATGATAAGCGGTTATTTATGTTGGCGGCCTGTTTTGGGCAATATTGCGCGGATGCTAATTACTGTTTTCCGTTAAATAAGGCTTTGATTTCTTCATGGCTAGGGGTCTCGTTTACTTTCCAGCGATATATTTTTAAGCCTGCGTCCGTGGTGGCTTTGTTTTTCTTTTTGTCCGTCTCTATTCTGGCTTCGTCTCTTTCATGGCTGCTGTCGTCCAGTTCGATAACCGCAATGGGATAACTGTTTTTATTGCATACAACAAAATCATAGCTCATCCTGTTTATTCGGTTATGCCATGTTCCGAAATTGTGGCCTTTCTTTACTTTGAGTACCCTGCTCGTCTGAACCTGAAATGCTATCAGATGGTCGGGCAAGGCTTTTTTCAGCTTCCAATAAAGCTGCTGTTCGGGGGCGCTCATCAGGCTGGATGTGTAAAACGGCCATTTATCCGGTATTCCCGCCCCGTTCTCTCTGTTTCGATGTGTTCTTTGTCTTTTTTTCTCCCCGCCAATCACGGCAAATATTACTATGATTATGCCAAGTATTATTATTGTTTCCATAAGATGTTTCCCCGTTTTAATTATTTGTTTCTAATGGTTATGTTGCCGTCGTCGTCGACCATAGCACGTTTAATTGCTTCATTAAGTAGTGCGTGTGCAAGCTCACTATCTCGGATGGGTTGTTTTCCGAGTTGTACTAATTTCTTGTTGGCGTTAATTGCAATCCTGCGAAGGCTTTCTTCCTGTGTGTCTTTTATGCGTAATGCTTTCATTTCGGTACTGTCTCCATTTTTTTTAGCAATATAAACAGTAGGTTGCATGTATGCAAGTAATTTGTTCTTGAGTTAACATGATAATGCGTTAATAATTTGCATCATGTTAACATGTTTGCACGTTAATTTACGGTGTAGCAAAAATGAGAAATACCAAAATCTACGAAATCATCACGCCCGTATCTGACGCTGATGGCACTTTTCAGCTTAGGTACATTTTGACAAAAACCGAATATCTGAACCTTAGACAAGTGTCATCTTTTGAAGAAGCGGTTTATCAGTATGAGCGGCATTGCCGAACCTGTGCCGCGCCGCTGCGTGTAGTTAGTCGTGAGGATGTGAAGTGATGGAAATGCAAGAAAAATCAACGTTTAATGCTCCCCCCGCTAGTAACACGGGGGGACTGGCGCGAAGCGAAGCTTATCAGCACTGTGTAATTGTCGGCGGCAAGCTTAAAGAGATTCTTATTAAAAAGGGTAAATCTACTGCGGCCTTTATCGACACTCTGACCGTGGTATTCCCCGAAGATACTTTTGTTCGCCCTGACCAGCTCGGCACGGATGAAGAGATTGCCGCGAATGCTTCTGCCGTGGCTGCGGAGATTTTCGGCTATGGATTTTTGAAGCAGAACACAGGTGGCCGCAACGGCTACAAAATCAGTTACCACATGGGTACAGAAACCGAAAATTACGGCTTTTTCGCCATGGGCGGTAAACGCCAGAACAACACGGTGTGCCTGTTTATGACTGGCGTCGGTTTGACCGCTGCTTTAGACGGTTGGGAATCACGTTTATACGACTACATCCAAGCTTACGCACCGAGCGCCAAAATCACCCGATGCGACTTAGCCCATGACTTCCTAAACGGCGAATATACGCCCGATATGGCTTTGCGCGATTGGGAAAACGGCGGTTATACGTCCCGCCACACCAAGCCGATTGCCGAATGTGTCGGTGGCGATTGGCTGCATTACCTGGGTACAGGCAAAACCCTTTATATCGGCAGCCGCAAAAACGCCAGCCGCTTTGTGCGCGTTTACGAAAAAGGAAAACAGCTTGGTGATTCGGAAAGTCCGTGGGTTCGCGTCGAACTTGAACTGCACAGCCGCGATATTGTGATACCGCATGAAATCCTGATTGATGCAGGCCAATATCTAACCGGTGCATTCCCCGCATTTGAAAGCCTTTTCTTTTCGTACGAAGAAACTCCGGCAAAAGTTGAGCGGGTAAAAAAGCAGCAAGACGTGTCTGCTGAGCACTGTATTAAGTACGGCTCAATGCAGGTTTCTGGCGTAATCAATCTGTTGAAGCGCATGGGTCTTGATGATGCCGCCATTGTAGAAACGCTTAAAAACGGCAAGAAAAACATGCCCAAAAGGCTTAATCCCGCCGCATTTGACTGTGCGACTGAAAGCTTGACCTACATACACGAATGCCACCGTGTGCCGCGTGATGTGTACTCAGTGTTTGAAAGCACGTTCGGGGTCGATGGCGCAAAAATGAAGCATCGTACTTACGATGAATATTTGGCGGATGTCGAAAACCGCAGGTTGAACGAACAGTTTAGAGTCAGCAATACCAAATTTGACAGCGAAGACGCCTACAACGCCTACATGTGGCGTCGTCATGCAACGCCCGATTTTATTTCGAACCGAAAAATCAACAGTTAAAGGGCAACACGCCTGCCCGTGAAGGCGTTTACTTACTTAGGAAAAGAAAATATGAAAACTTACGCAAAAGTTACAGGAATCAAACGTTCCAGAGGCGTTTTGGACAATGGAAAACCCTATGACAGTACCACGCTGTATGTCGAGTTTCCGTTTGGTCAAAGCGACGATATGCGCGGCTCGGCAACGCAGCCGATGAAGTACGGCACGTCAGACAACTATGAAAAATTCAAGGGTGTCGCCCTGCCCTTTGATGCAGAGCTGAATCTCGAAGTAGAAACCAACGGCAACCGCATGCAGACAGTCGTAACCGATGTGCGGGTGGCGGGTCAGGACAAACAGACTTCCAAGCCTGCCGCATAACCTTTCGGGCTGGCCGTTTGCCTTTGAAAACGGCAAATCTTATTCACTTTTAAAGGAAAACATCATGAAAAACATGAATTTGGTTAAAAAATACGGTAGTAAAGCCGCTGTTGCCGCATTGGTTGCCCTTCCGGCAATTGCTTCGGCTGATGGTATCGGCGATATTGCCCAGACGGCAACAGCCGAAATCAACAAAATTATTCCGGTTGTTACTGCGGCCGGTACGGCTTTACTTTCGGTCTATCTGTTGATTTTGGGTTTCCGTATGGTTATGGGTTTCTTCCGTGGCCGTTAATGGTTTTTTAGTTTGAATATAAGGGGTTAGGTATGGGGTACCGTATAGGATGGCAGTGCGTGAATTCTTCAGAAGCTGCGCATGATTACGTGTTGTCCCAAACCCAGCCCCTTATTCTTCAGGATGGAACATATATCAGGCCTGAAAAAATAGGCCAAAGCTGGTTTTTAAACGGCAAAAAGGTTGTGTTGAGCTTCCCGCAATGCTCATTTAAAGAGCAGTTTCAGGAAGGGGCGGTTATAGGGGCTGCTGTTTTAATGGTCTGGATGCTGATGTTTGGTTTTAAGGCTCTGAAAACAATGATTTTTTATGGTGGGGGAAAAGATGATAATTGATTTTCCGTTTTTGCTGGGTTTGGCGTTGGTGCTGTCTGTTGCGTATTTGTTTTGGTAGGGGATTGATTATGTTGAAAAAAATAATTTGGGCGGCGGTGGCTGCCTTATTTTTTAATGGTGCATATGCGAATGACGTAAATAACGTTAAATTGGGTGAAGTTTTGGTAACGCCGTGTTCGGGGCAGCCTGATGGTACGGTTTTGAAGATTGGAGGGAAGACTTACAAGTGCGGTGGCGGCAAACTGATACGTAATGAGCCGTCAACAGCGATAGACAATAGCAGGGATTTTGGCAGCGGCAACGGCGCAAATATGGGTTCCGGTAACGGTGGTGCGGGTGGCGGAAGCGGTTCGGGCAGTAAATCGGGCAGCGGCTCGGGAAGTGGCGGTTCAGGTTCGGGTGGCTCTGGCGGTATGTCAAGCGGCGGTACCGGAGGCAAAAGTGTGAGCGGCGGTAGCTCGGGCGGTGGCAGTTCTGGTGGTGGTTCCGGTGGTAGTTCTGGTAGCAGTTCTGGTGGTAGCGGTTCGAGTGGTAGTTCAGGCGGTATGTCTCAAATCGGCGGCGGCGGTGGTTCGGGTTCCGGTGGTAGTGGCGGCGGTTCTGCTGCTGCTGGCGGTTCTTCAAGCGGTGGCGGAAGCTCCGGCAATGGCTCTTCGGCAAGTGGCGGCGGCAGTTCGGGTGGTAGCGGTTCTGGTGGTCTGCCCAATACAGATGATAAAGAGTTAAAAAGTTTGTATGAATCTTGGCGTAATAAATGGGTTGGCATTTTTAAATGGTATGAAGAAGAGCCGAAGAAAATGCACAAAAAATTATTATCTAATATAAGCTCTTGTAAAAATTACAATTCTGTTTTGTCGCGAGCTTATAAGGCTTGTGTCGATAGGGAAGTTGAAAGTTATGAAAAAGAATTGGAGGGGTTGCGTAAGAATCTGAATGAATCTAAGCAGCGTATGGCGAAAGAACTTGCCATTATTAATAAAAGTGCGGGTGAAAGTGCTGGTGATACGTCCGTTAATGTCGGTGGTGTCGGTGCCGCAGGAAGTAGTGCATCAAATAGTAGTAGCACGTCTGCCGATAACAGCGGCCCTAAAGTGTTTGAGACAGGCACGGGCGAAAACAAAGACAACGGCAACAGTAACAGCAATAGCAGCAAAGACGGTAACAACAGCAATAACGATGTATCCCGCTCGATAGAAAAGATGACCGACGCAATAGACAAGATGCGCGGTGCGGCCAATGCCAATGCGGCAAGTACGGCAGAAAACGGTAAAAAACAAGACGAAACAAACAGCCTGCTCGGTCAGATTGGCAAGTCGATAAAAGACGGTTTTGCCGCCCTGCTGGCCGCCGTGAATGGCGATGGCGCCAAAAACGGCGGCCAGCAGGGCGGCGGAAACGGCCAAAGCGGGGATGGTGGTAGCGATAAAGGCGATGGAGACGGTAAGGGCGAAAACGATAAAAAAGACGGCGAAGGCGCTGATTACGATGTTGCCGAACCTGATTGGGGAACATTGGAGAAAGGCGATGGCAGCGGCAGTGGCGGCGGATTCAAAAAGGCGGGTGCGTTTTCTGAAGGTGGTCATTGTCCTGCCGATATTCCGATTGATTTGGGTCAGTTTGGTACGGTCAGTTTTCAGATGAGGTTTTTGTGTGATGCCGCGTCAAGGCTTAGGCCTGTGATTGTGATGTTCGCATGGTTGATGGCGTCGATGATGGTTTACCGCACGCTAAATTCAGTTACTTCTTAAGGGGGGGTAAAAAAATGGCAATTCCTGCATTAGGTGCTTTGGCGGCGTCCGCTTTGGTTCCGTTGCTCAAAGAATGGGCTTTTAAAATGTTCGTCGCGCTCGGGGTTTCTTTTGTTTCGTACAAAGTTTCCGGTGAAGCGCTGCAAAGGTTGCTTGACCACGTGAGCGCCAATTATTTTGCGCTTGATGGCGATTTGCTGGGGCTGTTGGGGCTGGCGGGTGTGCCGGAAGCATTTAACATTATTTTCGGTGCCTTCAATTTCTGTATCGGCCTTTTTACAACAGGCAAGGCGCTTAAATTTTTCGCTGGGGGTGGTAAATGATTACGCTGATTACGGGAGTACCCGGTTCGGGCAAAACATTGTATTTTGTTTCTGAACTGTCTAAAAAAGTCAAAAACGAATACAAGGGCAAAAAAATCTATATAGACGGGATACCTGAGCTCAAAATAGAGATCTGCTCTATCCCTGACGGCCAAACCATCAAAAACTTTAACGAGTGGGCCCCGCTGCCCGAAAATCAGGGCGAAGAAGGCGCATTGGTGGTGATAGACGAAGCCCAGCGCGTCTTCCCGCCTCGCTCCGCATCATCTGCCCCGCCCGCGTTGGTTGAATGGCTGCATGTGCACAGGCACGCGGGCGTTGATATTGTGCTGATAACACAAATGCCCATGCGCATAGATAAACAGGTTCGCGACTTGGTCGGTGCCCATTACCATATCCACAAGACGCCTATCGGCGTGCGCATGATTTATTTCTGGGATTATTGCGCCAATAATCCCAAAAGCGAAATGAAGAACGCCCGACCGTCGGTGTATAAGCTGGATAAAAAGGCGTTCGGGCTTTACAAATCGGCGCAAATCCATACAAAGGTTGCTACGCCCAAAAGTCGTGTTCGGTGGTTGATTCCCCTTGCTGTTGCGGGTGCTGCTTTCTCTTTTTATTCACTGTTCGGCCAGATTGGCGGTTTTGGAGCTGAAAAAGTTTCGAAAGAGCAGATTGAGCAGGTTTCTGCTGATTCGGCGGTTTCTGCTGGCCGAAATATGGCCGAATCGCTGGGAGATGGGCCGGTGTCGTTGACCAAAGAAATGTTTGAACCCACAATAGCCGAAAAAGTCGAATCCAAGCCGCTTTATGACCGTGTGCGGCAGGTGCGTACGTTTGAATATCCTGTCGCCTGCATCAGTGGCGGCAATAGCGGTTGCACTTGCTATACCCATCAGGGCACGGCTATTAAAGAGATAGGCAAAAAAACCTGTAATACCTATGTCAAAGACGGTCTGCCGTTCAACCCATATCGAGATGAACGTCAAAACGCGCAAAATATGCCGATTGATACGGCGGCAGGGGGTACCCCTTCCCCCGCTCCTGAAGTACTGGTAATGGGCGGCAAGAGCCCGCAAAACCTAATGTATGACGGTTATGTTGAAGCGGGTGAGCAATTCAGGTAAGAAAAGGCCGTCTGAAACGTTTCAGACGGCCTTTATGGCGGGTTATTGACCTAATGCCATAATCAACGCTAAAATAATTCTCACGTCGATTCTGACTGTCAAAAGCAATTTCCCAATCTTCAAGGTAATCTGCATTTTGATTTTCCTGTCTAGGTTCAAATTTAGGCAGGAATGCAAAAATCCCTGAATGCCAGTTCAGGGATTTTTGCATTTCTGCCTGTGCTTGTTTGGGTTTCAAATTGTTCAAAATTAAATCATATGTTTCCTTTCTCTAGTCAATAACTTAATTCATCATCGACGAAAATCTCATTAATGTTTACTCCCCTGCTCTGCCCCGCCCGCATCGGGATTGTTGAGCTCGAAGGGAGGGGGTTTGGTTAGTGGCGCTGTTTTTTTTATCGGTCTTGCGTCGCTGTCGGTCGGGGGTTGCGATTGACAGATAACAGACAAAGCACCCATGCAAGGGGAAGCTTCGTAAGCTTTTGTAGAGACGGCTTTTTGTCTTTACAAAAGATGATATATTGCAATGTCAAATATTAAATTAGGATATTATTGTATATTGCTGTTTTTATTGATTATTTAGTTATTGCATTTATATCAGATACAACTATGCACGGCTGCTTTTTACAGCCGTTTTGTTTTGTATGTTTATGTTAAACCGTCTGATGACGCGCTTTGTTAAACGGTGTTTTTGCCTTATGGATATAAAAAGCAATTTTTGCGAGTTTACGCATCAAAGCGACAATAACGACCA